GTTCGGCACGTGGGGGCGTTTCCGGCGCTGGAGGACGAGCTGTGCGGGCTGGTTGCGGGCGGCGGGTATGAGGGGCCGGGGCGGTCGCCGGATCGGGCGGATGCGCTGGTGTGGGCGCTGACGGAGTTGATGCTCGCGCGGCGTGGGGGCGTGGGGGTGCGGGTGATTTAGGAGAGCGCCTCACACGCTCCGTCATCCCGGACTTGATTCGGGATCCATGCTGCCGCGGGTGCTTCGTTTCGTTGGTTGGCGGCAGCGTGCGGCGAGGGTTGGATCCCGGCGCAGGGCCGGGATGACGGGAAGGGTGGGGCGAGGTTGTGCTCTTCCGTCATGCCGGGCTGGTCCCGGCATCCACCGGGCCGCGCATCCGCGACTTGAGAGTTTGCGGTGCGGTGGACCCCGGCACAAGCCTGTCCTGAGCGGCGTCGAAGGGGCCGGGGTGACGGGTGTGGGTGAGCGGCTGGCGCGCACTGCCACCCGCACTTCGACAGGCTCAGTGCGAACGGTTCTGGGGAGACAGCAGATGAAATGGTTCGGCTCGAAGGCCGGGCGCGAGGGGTCGCGTCCGGCGCTTTCGCGTGGGGGGCACGCGTTCGCGCACGGCGAGTGGCCGCAGGGGTATGAGGCGCAGGTGCGCGCGGGTTACCTCGGCAATGCGGTGGCGCAGCGGGCGGTGCGGCTGGTGGCGGAGGCGGTGGGATCGGCGCCGCTCGATGCGAGCGATCCGGCGCTGGTGGCGTTGGTGACCGCCAAGAGCGGGGGCGGGCGGCTGGGGGAGGTCGTGGCGGCGCAGCAGCTGCTGCATGGCAATGCCTTCGTCCAGGTGCTGCGCGATCCGGATGGCGGGGTGGCGGAATTGTATCCGCTTCGGCCCGAGCGGGTGTCGGTGGTGGTCGATGCGGGCGGGTGGCCGGCGGGGTATCGCTATGCCGTCGCGGGGCGGGTGAGCGAGATCGCGCCCGACGCCGTGATCCATGTGCGCGGCTTTCATCCGCTCGACGATCATTATGGGCTGGGGTGCCTGGGGGCGGCTTCGGCGGCGATTGCGGTGCACAATGCTGCGGGGCGCTGGAACAAGGCGTTGCTCGACAATGCGGCGCGGCCTTCGGGGGCGTTGGTTTATGATCCGGGGGATGGGTCGGCGCTGTCGGCGGAGCAGTTCCGGCGGCTGCGCGAGGAGATGGATGCCGGGTTCGCGGGGGCGGGGAATGCCGGGCGGCCGATGCTGCTGGAAGGCGGGCTCAAGTGGCAGGCGTTGAGCCTGTCGCCGGCGGACATGGACTTCGTGGGGCTGAAGGCGGCGGCGGCGCGCGAGATCGCGCTGGCATTCGGCGTGCCGCCGATGCTGCTCGGGCTGCCGGGCGATGCGACCTACGCCAATTATCGCGAGGCCAACCGTGCGCTGTGGCGGCTGACCGTGCTGCCGCTGGCGGATGCGGTGTTCGGGGCTTTGGCGGCGGGGCTGGGCGAGTGGTTCCCGGAGGCGCGGCTGGAGATCGATCCCGATCGCGTGCCGGCGCTGGTGGAGGATCGCGAGCGGCTGTGGGCGATGGTGTCCGCAGCCGATTTCATTTCGGCTGACGAGAAGCGGCAGATGGTGGGGTGGGGGTGATGACGGGATCGGTTCTGGCGCAATTGCTGGCGCAGGGCGCGGCTTCGGGGGCGGATCTCGCGACGTTGCGGGCGATCGCGGAGGAGGCGGGGGAGCTGGGGGCGACGCGGGCGATCACGCGGCTGGGGCTGGCGGATGACGCTGCGTCTCGGGATGTCGCCGAGCTGCGCGCGCTGCTGGAGGCCTGGCGGGATGCGAAGCGGAGCGCGTGGAAGGCGTTTGCGGGCTGGGCGGCGGCTTTGTTGCTGGCGGTGCTGGCGGTGAAGCTGGGGTTTGGGGAGTGGGTGAAGTGAACCTGCGCTTCCAGGGCTATGCCGCGGTGTTCGATCGGGTGGATCGGGCGGGGGATGTGTTTCGGGCGGGCGTGTTCGCTGACGCGCTTCCGGTGCCGTTGCTGGTGCAGCATCGCGGGGGCGAGGTGGGAGAGATGCTCGCGATCGGGGAGGATGCGCGGGGGCTTTGGATCGAGGCTGCGGTGAGCGATCCGGAGGTGGCGCGGCTGGTGCGGTGTGGGGCGCTTAGGGGGCTTTCGGTGGGGTATCGCGCGCTTGCCGTGCAGCAGGGGGCGTGGCGCGAGGTGCTGCGCGCAGCGCTGGTCGAGGTGAGCCTGGTAGCTGTGCCGATGCAGGTGGCGGCCCGGGTGGAGGCTGTTTTCTGACTGTCGTTCCTCCCCCGCCAGGGGGAGGTGGCGCCGCAGGCGTCGGAGGGGGCGGGCGGCGGTGTGCCCGCTGGTGTTCCGGGTCCTCCCCCTCCGTCAGCGCTTCGCGCTGCCACCTTCCCCTGGCGGGGGAGGAACCTTCTTTTTCTTGGTGGGAGCATGACATGAGCGATGTGGTGGTGGCGCGGCCGGTGCTTGAGGGGGCTTCGGCCGGGGGTGATGCGGCGTTCGGTTCGTTCGTTCGGAGCGGGGCTGTGGTTGAGATGAAGGCGTTTTCCGGGGTGACGGGGGATGCCGGCGGCTATGCGCTGCCCAAGGAGATCGATGCGGTCATCGATGCGACGCTGAAGGGGGCGTCGCCGATCCGGTCTATCGCGAACGTCGTGAAGGTGGGGAGTGCGGGGTATCGCAAGCTCGTCACCACCGGGGGCACGCCGTCGGGCTGGGCGGCGGAGAATGGCGGGCGGAGCGAGACGGCGACGCCCGTCTTCGTCGAGATCGCGCCGCCGATGGGGGAATTGTACGCCAACCCTTCCGCCACGCAGGCGATGCTGGATGATGCCAATTTCGATGTCGAGGAATGGCTCGCCGGGGAGATTGCGGCGGAGTTCGCCAAGGCGGAGGGCGCGGCGTTCGTCAACGGCAATGGCGTTAACCGGCCAAAGGGGTTCCTGCAGCAGGCGACGTCTGCGGCGGGGGATGCTTCGCGGCCGTTCGGGACGTTGCAGCATGTCGCCTCGGGCGCGGCGGGGGATTTCGGGAGCAATCCGCAGGAGCGGCTGATCGACCTCGTCCAGGCGCTGCGCGCGCCGTATCGGCAGGGGGCGAGCTTCGTGACGAATGCGAGCACGCTGGCACGGATCCGCAAGTTCAAGACCAGCGATGGCGCGTTCGTGTGGCAGCCGAGCCTGGCGGCGGGGCAGCCGGCGACGCTGCTCGGCTATCCGGTGGTCGAGGCAGAGGACATGCCGGATGTGAGCGCGAATGCGCTGGCGATCGCGTTTGGCAATTTCCGCAGCGGGTATCTGATCGCTGAGCGGAGCGAGACGGTGATCCTGCGCGATCCGTATTCGAACAAGCCGTTTGTGAATTTCTACGCGACCAAGCGGGTTGGTGGGTGTGTTTCGAATAGCGAGGCGATCAAGGTGATGAAGTTCGCGGCGAGCTGACTGCTGCTCCCCTTCCGCAGCGCGGGAGGGGCTGGGGGAGGGCTTGCCGATCTGGCGCCGTGTTCGCGGACAGGCCCTCCCCTAACCCCTCCCGCAGGCGGGAGGGGGATTTATCGGGAGAGGGTGGATGGTTGTTTCGGGGGTGCCGCCGGCGGTGATCGCGGCGGTGGTGGGGGAGGTGCGTGCCTTTCTCCGGATGGAGAGCGGCGAGGATACGTTGCTGGCGCGGGTCGCGCTCAGCGCGGTGCTGGTTGCGGAGGCGTTTACTGGCACGTTGCTGATCGCGCGGGTGGTGGAGGAGGTGGTGGCCTCCAACGGCGGCTGGCAGGTGCTGGAGGCGGGGCCGGTGTCCGCGATCGACGCGGATGGCCATGCCGTGGACATCGACGCGGAGGGGCGCGGCTGGGTGCGGGCGTCGGAGCGGGTGACCGTTCGATACACCGCCGGGATGGCGGCGGACTGGGCGGGGGTGCCGGCGCCGGTGGCACAGGGTGTCGTGGCGCTCGCGGCGCATCTGTTCAACGATCGCGGCGGCGCGAGCCAGCCACCGGCGGCGGTGGCGGCGCTGTGGCGGCCGTATCGGCGGATGCGGTTGATGGCGAAGATGCGCCAGGGGTCGGGGGCGTGACGGCGGCGTTGCAGGCGGCGATCGTCGCAGTGGTGCGGCCGATCCTGACCGCCTTCGATGCGCCACCGGTGCGGGCGGCGCTTCCCTATGCGGTGGTCGAGGATGCGGTGCTGGCGCGCTGGGGCGGGGCTGGGAT